TCGGCATCGTCGCTGCTGCCGTATGGGCACGTCAAGATGAACAGCGCGTCCGGCTCCGCGACTCGGTAGCACTCGCCCCCTCCTCCGATCCGTAGTCGTCTGGAAACCACAGCACCCCGATATCCCGTAGCCGCCGGTTCCCCCCAACGTGTGGCGTGTAGCGGAACGCCATCGCTGTTGCCTCATTCGCAGCAGCGCACTGTCGCCCCGTCCCCAGCTGCCACAATGGGGCCATCGGACCCACGCTCTTGGGTAGCGGCGGCAGGCCCGCGCTCGACGGGATAGACTGTCCCCGATACAGCCATCTGAACCTCGCAGCGCAGCCCAGGAGTTGCAGCGCCGGCCCCGTCCACGCGCCCTCTCTCGGCCCAGAGTCAGTTTTGTCCAGGCCGCACAGCCACCGGAGCTTCTCTCGATCGCCAGCGGCGCCACCACCGTAGTGGCTGGTTGTCCCGTCCCACCCGTATGTGAACGCGCCCTGTTCGACTTCCATCCGCGTGACAAGCAGCCGCTCATCGACATTGCACAGGCGCGCCGCCCGTTCCACCAACTCCCGGATCTCCGGCACCACACGCTGGATGCCACACTCCCCATACTCCTCCCACCACCCGTCCGGAACGGCGCCATACCGCTCCACCCACATCTGCGGGATCGCACGGAGCGTTTCAGGATATAGGTGACCGCCAACTGCGCGAACAGGCTGCTCACCAGTTCCTCTCGCCCATGCCTCATATTGGCGTTCGTAGAAGTCCATGAAAGCCGGCCCGTACTGAAACCTGTAGCCACAGACGCACTCCCAGTGCGGGTTGCTGTATGCATTGTCAACCAGCGCCTTCTGTGTGCTACCACACTGCGGGCACGGCCACGTCCAGATGTTATGCCGCACGCTCTCCTCCATCTCAGTCTCCTCCCATCGCTACTTCCTTCATCGTCACGCCGAGCCGCTTCTCGCGCAGCGCCCGAACCTCGTCAATCGGCACCGACTCCGCCAACTTCGCCGCGTCCCTCCGATACGCGCCAACGTCCTCGATAACCGGCACCTCGGTGTGGATACAGTTCGGGTGCTTGTAGCCGGTCGCCATCGCGTCCGCGAGCGTGGTCATCCCCGGCGTGTTGCCGTGCAGGCTCAGCTTCTGGCCCTCGTACGGCACACACGGCGAGTCCGGGAACTTGCTATGGCCGACCACCTCGACCACATCCAGGCCAACCTCGTCCATGCGTGTCCACTTGCCGAGGTCCGACGCCTCGCGCGTCGTTGTGCGCGCCAGCATGTCGGTGTAGCGTTTCATGTCCCAGCGGCGCCCCAGCTTGTCCACGAACTCGGTGCCCGCGTTGTGCCGATACCAGTTGACCATGGAGCCGGGATCGTTCGCCCGCCCGACCTTGCTCAGGTGCGTCTGCAGGCCCTCGCGCATCCGGCCAGAGACCAGGCCCTCCTCCTGGAGCTTGTCAAGGATGCGGAGCGGAGTCATACCGCTGGCTTCTAGCTCCTGGATGCGGCTACCGATCTTCGCGCCGTAGACCTCGTTGAGTTGCTGGGCGATGCGCTTGCTGAACTGCGCCGTCGTGTCGCCCATGGCGTATGCCTCGCGGACCTGTGCGAGCTGCGCAGTGCGGAAGATGTCGTCCACGTCACGCGCCACTCCGTTGAGTGCGTAGTTGGCCCGCGTCACGAACGACCGCACCGTATGCTCGATAGCCTCGCCGTGTAGCTTGGTCATACCCAGGTCCATCGGAGTGACCTGGCCTGGATGCGCGCCCCATGGCCGCGAGAGACCGCCAGGCCCCATGCCATCGGTGCGCTTGCTGATAGCCTCGACTGCCTCCCAGTGCGTCTTACCCTCGCCGATGAGCGTCAGATACTCATCTCGGTAGACGCGCTGCATCAGCCAGCCGTCCACGTTGTCGAGTCCATTGGCGTAGAGCGTCGGGAGGTAGGCGCGCGCCCAGGCGTCGTTCGCGGCTTTCAACCGCATGAGTTCTCGTTGCACCTGGGCGCGCTGCTGCTGGAGGAACGCCTTGCGCCAGTCGGTGATCTTGCCGTCCGAGAGGATCGCCCGGATGCGCGCGTCCGCTGCCTCGTACGTCGAGGACAGTTGCGCCGCCATCGCCTGCTGCTGCTCTGGCGTGATGACTACAGGGAATATGCGGCGCTGCGCCATTGTGCTCCTAGGTCACTAGACTCCGAACGTCGGCATGGTCTCGCCCTCGTCAGTGCCGAATGGGAATGGCGTCCCGAACCCGGTGGCGGCTTGCTGTGGTTGCTCGGCCTGGATGACCGCCAGTTTCGCGGTCGCCTCTTCAACGCCCACACCATCGAGCAGCGCGATCGCGTCCACGCGGCTCTGTGTGCCGTCAGCGATACGCGCGCTCTGCTCCTCGATCTCCTCCATGCGGTCATTCGGCAGTCCGTCCGACCAGATGAGCGTGATGTCCGCCGGCTTCACTGCCTCGAACGCCGCTCCGCCCTCGCCCAGGTAGGCGAGGTCCCGGCCCTGCGCTACCGCGAGCTTGGTAGCGATGGAGAGGATGCGCCGGATCGGCCCGTCCCACTGCGATTGCATGTCCTGCGCGCTCGCCTGCGTCCGGTGCTGGCTCATGCGGATCGCCTTGCCACTGACCGGGCCGCCGGTCTCTGGCGGCTCCACAGCGTGCGGGTCGATGCCCGCGTTACGCGCCATGCTATGCCGGAGGTCCGCGCGCTCGGACTCGACCGCATGAGTGTCCTGGTTCCACGTCACAATCTGGATGGTGCTATCGTCGCCGCTGGTCCGCACCACGTAGTCGAAGTCGTCGAAGTTGATCTCACCATACTCGTCAAGCAGATCAGGTCCCTGGACTATCGGCTTGACTGCTTTCCTCAGCAGGTCGCGGCAACCGCTGAGGTTGTCATTCAACGCGGCCTGGAGAGTGATGAGGCCATCGAACTCGCTGATGCCCCACGCATCGCCCCATGGCTGGCCCTCCTCGCTCTGCCGGTTCGGGACGTGGACCACGAGCAGATCATCCACGCCGGTCGCGTACTCAGGCGTCAGGCCGGCGAGCGTATCGACCGCGGCGAGCTTGGCCTCGTCGGCCTTCACGTCGTAGAGGAACCCGAACGTCGGGTCGCCCTT